CCATAACTCAGCCACCTCAGCAACGTCAATATCATAGCAGTAACTCTCTGGATCCGCCATAGGGGCAACCTCTGCGTCTCCTTCTTTAACATACTGGGCACCTGCATTAGCGTTCTTAATAATATTAAATCCTTCGGCATACGCTTGCATAATACCATACTCAATACCGTTATGCACCATCTTTACAAAGTGCCCTGCACCTGGACCACCACAGTGCAACCAACCATACTCAGCAGAAGTTACATCCGAGTCAAAGTCAGTTCTCGGGGCACTTGAGATGCCTGGGGCGAGTGAATTAAAAATCCTTGCACAAGTGGCGACCGCAGTATCTCCGCCGCCAACCATAAGACAGTATCCACGATCCAAACCATAAACACCGCCGCTAGTGCCACAATCAATATATTGGATACCCATCTTTGCAAGACGTTCTGCTCTCTTCCGACTGTCTTTAAAATTGCTATTGCCATGATCAATAATAATATCTCCTTCACTACAATATCGTAGTAACTCATTGATTGTCTCCTCTACTGTTTCTGCAGGAACAACCATTTGAAATATTCCTGGTTGATATTTTCCTTGTTTATTTTGTTTTACTACTTTAACAAGATTTTCAATATCAGTTGTAATTCCGTCCACATATCCCATTTCAAATGCTTCGTTTGCTTTTTCATAATTTCTACGATATCCCCAAACTTCAATTCCTGCCTTCATCATACGACGAGACATACCTTCACCCATTCGTCCCAATCCAATTAATCCTACTTTCATTTTTTACTCCTATTTTAATTTGAGTGGATAGTCCCACTTTGTAATAAGTTCTGTTTTAGTTAGTGGTCCCCAAACACCTTCATTATAAAGATATGGTAATGTCATAATGCGACAAGAATCTCCTGTGCATAAAAGATCATCAACGATTCTCCAAGACTCCAACACTTCATCCGCATGAACAAAGTGTGATTGATCTTCGTTGATTGCATCATAAAAGAGTTTCACATAACCATCAATTGCTTTTTCTACAGGATAATGATACTGAAGAATTGCGGGTTCTACCATATCATTTAGTCCAGGAGATTTAATGTCAATACGCATATCCAGATGTGGGTCTGGTTGGAGTCTCATTACGATTCGGTCATTGCACTCGTGACCATCAAAGAGTTGTTGTGGAGGTGCTTTAAATTTAATCACAACTTCAACACAACCAACTGGCATCTTTTTACCTGTCATAAAGTAGAAAGGAACACCCTTCCATCTCCAGTTATCTACATACAAATCACCCGCAACAAAAGTTGGAGTCTGTGAATCTGGATTTACTCCGTCTTCACCTTTGTACCCATCATATTGACCAAGAACTACATTATCACCCAACCTTGTTGCAGCAAGAACCTTAACCTTCTCTCTGCGAATTTCTTTAGCATCATTCCTACAAGGAGGTTCCATTGCAATCAATGCAAGCACCTGAAGCATATGATTCTGAAGCATATCTCTTACGGCACCAGCAGTATCATAATATTGGGCACGACCTTCACAACCGATTGTTTCAGTTGCAAAGATCTGAACTTCTTCTACGAAATTCCTGTTCCAAAGTGGCTCCAATAATATATTGCTAAAGCGGGTGGCAAGGATATTATTAACAGTATCTTTACCGAGATAATGGTCAATGCGATATACTTGTTTCTCGCGTAGATATCCAGCCACCACAGATTGTAGATAATTAGCAGATTGAAGATCGGTGCCAAAAGGTTTTTCAATAATGACTCTTGATTTTTCTGCGTCATCTAACTTACCTGCTTCTTTTAGGTTTGTAATAGCGTCAGCATATCTTTCTGGTGGAACAGAAAGAAAATAAGTTGTATCTTCAGATGAATCTAGTAACTTAAGAGATTCGGAATCACTCAAATCGCAAGGAACATATTCAAGTCTCTTAATAAACTCTTGAGAATAACTTCCCAATACTTCCACCCAACTCTCTTTAGAGTGATTGGTTCTGGAAGCACCAATAATCTTCAATCCCTTTGGTAAAAGATTTTTCTTATGAAGAGTATAAAGTGCTGGTATGAGTTTTCTGCGGCACAAGTCTCCCGTTGCACCAAAGATTACAATATTTTTCACTTTTTATTTACAGAATTCAACACTTCTTCCCAGTCTTTTTGGAAGAGTTCTAGACCTTTATCAGTCATAATGTTCTTATACATTCCCCAAAATAAAATTGGTGGAATAGTAACTACATCTGCACCATTAAGAGCAGATTGTTCTACCTGTCTTACATCACGAATAGATGCTGCTAGAATTTCTGTTCGAGAAAACGAATTATCAAATGCTTTACGAATATTTTTAATTAACTCAATCCCATCAATTGAATTATCCATCCAACGACCCACAAATGGTGAAACAAATGTTGCTCCTGCTTTGGATGCAAGTATTGCTTGAGCAACTGAAAATACCAAAGTTACGTTTGTCTTAATTCCTTGATTGGAAAGAAAGTTGCAAGCTTTAAGTCCTTCTACTGTACATGGGACTTTAATTGTGACTCCAGGTGCAATTGAGTAATATTTTTCCGCTTGCGAAAGCATTTCTTCAGAAGTATCTGCAACAACTTCTGCAGAAATACTTTGTAATCTTGGAAAACTTGTTACAATTTCGTGAATAACTTCTTGCAATTGTTTTCCGCTTTTGAGAATTAAAGTAGGATTTGTAGTAACCCCATCTAATAGTCCTGTTTCATATACAGGTTTAATTAAAGAAACATCAGCAGTATCTAAAAAAATCTTCATAAATTAACTCCTATTGTGGATATGCGTGATTTAATCCCCAAATCACAAAAATTCCAATGACTCCAAAAATAGTCATCGTTGTATATATGAGCTTAGTCATCTTCCTCATCCTCGTAAGTAGATGGTTCATCAAAAAGTTCTTCCATCTTTTGTTGAAGAATTCTTTCTTGCAATTGTTGTAAATCTTCTTCTGTAAATCTAATCACCAGTAAAGGATCTCCTGCCTTAACGTCGTTTAATTCTGGGTGTTTTACTTTTGGATTTTTTGAATACCCATGATGAGCATTCATGATCATCCATCCCTGCACAAACATTGATATAGAAATAACTAAAAGAACAAACCAAGGAACTAAAAAAATTAGTTCAGAGTGATTTTGAGCCATGGAAGTAATGGTGGAATAACACCTACCAGTCGGAGGAGTCCCTCAGCAAATAAAGCAAGAACCACCCAACCGATGCACATACTAATGATAGAAGCATTACGGTTGTGTCGTCGTATTGCAGCATCGATCATCTCCTGAACTTCAGAACGACTTACCAATTCATCTTGTGGTTCCATCACTTCTCATCTCCAAGAAACTTTGCAAGAGGATCTCTCTTGGTTTTAACAATTTCAACTGCTCTCTTATAGAACATATTGTCAGTATTACCAGAAGATTCAAAAGTTGCCTTGATCTTCACCCAGTTGTCATAGGTGTGCTGGTCCATAATAGTGACCCATATTACTACTATATAATAGTTTCGAATACTTCAAAGTCAATAATTTGTGTTCATTCTGTAACACTCATTAAGTAATTATTAAATTTGTAATATATCTTAAACGGAAAGAGTGGGATTCGAACCCACGGAAGCTTTCACTTCGGCAGTTTTCAAGACTGCTACCTTAAACCACTCGGTCACCTTTCCTTATGTGGAACTTATTTTGTTTAAGTTCTGTTTATTATATAAAAAATTAGAACCTTTGTCAAGTTTTAGCGAACTTCAAAATCTAATTTTTTAATTTTACGTTGGCGTCTTGCTTCTTGCCAAGCGATATCCTCATTCGTAAGAACACCTTTTTTTGATTTATTATTTAAAGAATTGAGCATAATAATTTTAGACAAATCAACAGCAGAGATTACTCCTCCGCGAATTGTTGTCATATTTGAACATCCACATGTTACAGTTTTTACTGGATGTCCCTCTATTTCTCTGTTGCAAACTTTACAACGAACATTTAAATTTTCCATTATCCCATAATGTTTTAGTTGTTTTATTTAGTCTCCATTTCCCCCATCTCCACCATCCCCACCAGCACTTGAAGAGGAACGTTTTGCCATTGCTCTACCAGCACCAACATTAGTAACTCTATTGTTATTATAAACTTTATGTGGTTTTGCCATTTTATAGGCAATTTGTTTGAATTGATTAAATGTTTTCATTGAAGATGTGATCTTAACTGCCAGATAAACTTACCGTGCGATTCCATCAAATCTTGAACCAAATTAGCAGTAGCATATGACTTCTGATCTTCTGCTTCATCAGAAATTTCCTTTAATAAATCACAAAACTTTTCATTATTTTCAAGAAGTTCTGAAAGCATATTATTTGCTGTAGTAGAACTTGATGCCTCTTTGATTTGCGTAACCTCAAGCATTCTCGAAAGAGAACTAAGAGGTTTTACATTTAAGTATCTCATGTGCTCTGAGAGACGATCAATCTCTTCAAACATTGTTTCATATTGACCACCAAAGAGTTGATGAAGTTGAGTAAAATCACTCCCTACAACATTCCAATGAAATGCCCAAGTTTTATGAAATAAAACAAAAAGCGATGACTGAGCATCACTTAAAAGTTTAAACAGATTTTCCATTATACTCTTTTTCAAGTATTTATGTAAGTGGGCAATATCGGATTCGAACCAATGACTTACTGCTTGTAAGGCAGCCACTCTACCGCTGAGTTAATCGCCCAAAAAAAAAAAAAAAAAAAAATTAATTTATTAAAAATTGAGTAATGCAGAATCTTCCAAGTTTTTTATTTAAATCTTCATCATTCATAGTTATTTTATCTACTGAGTGAAGTATATTAGATGGAAATATTATGCACTTATTATTTTCAACTTCTATATCTATTTTACGACCTTTATGTATTAAAGACAAATTTCCACCATGAAACTTTTTTGGTGACTTAAAAAACCAAGTTAAACAAGTAGATATAGCATTGTCTTGATGTGGTTCATAGTAGTCTCCATTTTCATAATATGAAATTAAAGTAGTATCTCTTTCACATCTAAATGTGTTAAAAAACCAAGAATCTGAAGTTGGAAATATTTCATCATAGTAATCAAAAATTTTTCTATTTACAGAAAGAATATTAGATAATTTTCTTTCTGTGTAAGTAGAATCCAAAAATAAAGAATTATTTCTTTTTAATATTTTATCATCAGAATTTCTTGCAGGAGCAGATTCATTTAAATCTAAAAATTTGTGTGAGTAACACAGAAAATTCAATTCCTCCCAGATAAGATTTAATTCATAATCATCATATAAATTTTTTATTACTATAAAAGGAAAAGAATCGTTAAAATGTGCTATATCCATTATAAATTTTAATGTAGAAAGGTGATTAGTGCCAATCACCTACAGAAGACACTTTCTGCGATTTTCACCGTATTAGAGGACGGTGATAAGAGAAAACACCAAACCTTATTCTTCCTGTTTTCAGGAACGCACCAAATGGGTTGGGAGACTCTAGAGATTTTACCTCCGAAGTTTGTCCAGCATTTTCAATTTGAAAGAATCGGACATTTCCAATCCTTTCAACTCCACAACCTGGATTCGAACCAGGGACCAAGTGATTAACAGTCACCGACTCTACCGCTGAGCTATTGTGGAATAAGAACCCGAAG